GCCCTAGCAGCTTGCCCTAGCAGTGCAGGGTTAGCCATTGCTGGCTCAACGTTCCTAGTAATGTCTGCACGAAAAGTTGCCATTATTTGTTTTCTCCTGTGTTCGTCACGATGTCTTTAATCTTCCAATCTTTCATAGCTTGATCAGTTAACATTTTTTCATACTGAGTAAATGCTTCTGTCTTGTATGCTGCTTTCATTAGTTGTGTATAGTCAGCACCACTATAGCTGTTTAGAATAGCTTGAACCGCTGCAGCATGCACTTTGTGTCCGTTATCATCATTTTTGCGTAGTGCTGTTAGTGCTAACATGGCATGTCTACCTAAATCTTTAGCCGCTGCCTTAATGTCGTCATCGTGCGCTTTCTTGCTGCTATACACAATGTTGTAGTCTTCCTGTGCTGCAGGAGGAATGCCAAATCCGATTAGCCATGCTTCAGTGTCAGTAACGCGATACATAGATGAACCACTACTACTTTGAACTTTGTTAAAGTTGTCCATAGCAAGGCGAGCTTTCTGAGCGTTATTCATAGCCGAGAAGCTTCCCTTACCAATCTCTGTTAATGCAATCTGTAGCGTATCCATAGTCATAGGTGCTTTAGCAATGATTGAGAATGCCTCACCAAAGCCTCCTAATATACGTAAGGCTGCAAAACCAGAGGGGCCAGCAGCTACCTCCATAAATGTTTTCTCAGGGTCTAGAAGCCCCTTTACAATGTCTTCGTAATAACGGAAGGTGTTGAAGCGGCTACCTAGTGCTAGCTTTGCTTCACCATCTGTTAGTGCTGCAATTGCACCAGCCACTACGCCCTGCTGTACAGTAATGCGTTGTGTCTCTGACATATCTTCTGGAAGCATGTCGGTTAGAAGGTCACGGAAGGGCCATAGGAAGGCACCAGCAGTACCCATAACTAGCGTGTGGGTTAGTAGTAGTTGTGCTGCTTCTTTCTGTGTGAATGCTCGTGGGTTACCCATCAAACTCTGGATGATGTTCATCATTAGCTTGACCTGATATTGCACGAACTGTGTAGGAATAGACTTCCAGCCTTGCTGCCATGAAGCAGTGTTAGCACGAGTCATGTTCTGAGTCAGACTATCTTGACGCTCAATGATTTTAGCTAGAGCATCGTCTGTCCACCAAGCAACACCGGGGTTTGCATCAATGTACTCACGACGAGCAATATCAAAGCTAACCAGTCGGCTATAACCTTCACCAGCATTGAAGAAGGCTGCAGAAGTGTCACCGGCACGACGAGATACTTTGTTAAAGATTCCGTACTTACCAACTTCAGCACCATACAGGCTAGTAGTGTTAATACCATCCATTAGACCAGTACGGCGAATAGCACGTACAACTTCCACAAACTCATCTTCCTTCATGCCTAAGCCAAGGTTGGTGAGGTTGTTTACTTTAGCCACGTTACGCCAAATGTCTTCTTGATCACTAAACAGTGCAAGAGAATACAAGGACGATGCTTTAGCACTCTTAATACCGTGTAGAGGACTAATTGCAATGGCGTTGAATGCGTTCATACCTTGCATGAAAAACTGTACAGGGTTGAATGCAAAAAAGCTGTGGAATGCAATGGTACGTGCCCACGTTGGGTAGTCTTTAGTAGCGCGTAAAGTAGCACCTAGTTTAGCAACAGCTTTGTTACTAGTCTTACCTTCTAGGTTTTCGCTAATCATTCGCATAAAGCCGAGATATTGTTTCTCTTCTTTAGTTGGAATGTTCATCTGTGCAATGATGTAGTCTTGCACTTTCTCTGCAGTGGCTAGACGCTTACTAGTACCGATGTACATGCCTTTGTTATTTAGCATGTAACGGAAAGCAGCATCTGGAGTCATTGTACGCACGTTAACAGGTAGTTCATCTGCGAACGTATTGAACCAACGAATAACGTGGCTTTCGCGCCACTCAGTGATTGAGGCTACATAAGCAGTGTTACCAATCTCTGCAGCTACACTATCTAAGGGGCTAAGAGTGTTTACGGTGTCTTTACCAAACACAGACAATACTTTATCGCCACGCTTAGACGAATAGTTTGTTGAGATGCCAATTGCTTCGTTAACATAGTCGTCATCTGTACGAGTATACTTAACTTCCACATCAAAAGACTGACCAAAGCGATTGCTGTCTAGTGCTGCCGTAATGTCTTCTGGCCTCCAACCAAACGGCTCCATGAGACGACTAGCTTCAGCAATGGTTAGGTTACCAGCAGCATGTAATGCTTTAGCTTCCTTCAATGCTTTAACGTATGCATTAGCTTCCGCTAGGCTAGCAGCAGTACGGTGAGTCTGTACAACCTCTTCTAGCTTACCATCTACTTCGTATACAGACTTAATCTTTACAAAGTATTCGTCGCTGTAGATACGACGATATTCACCGGCACGGTAGGGGATAACGTTACTAATACGATTGGTCTGATAGCTGCCATCAGGAAAACCAATGATGCGTCGCATCTTGCCTTCAATTTCTACAGGCTCTACAACTTCGTAGAATGTATAACCTCGTGCGCGATTCTCTTCTAGGAACGTACTAGTAACACGAGTAGCAGACTGTGTGTCTGCAAGGTACACTGTATCACCCTCTACAACCTCACGAGGCTTGACAAATAGTTTGCTATCTTCAGTTAGACGAATATCGCTGGTAAGTTCTACGTAGCCACGACGAGTTAAACTACGAGCAGCAGCATCGTTACGTACCTGCCACATAACGTCACGTAGTGCACGAACTTTGTAATAACCTTCACGAGCGTTAGCAGAAAGACCCATGCCAGCTAACTCGTTAGACTGGAACACTTTACCTTCTTTATCACCAAGCACTAGTGCGTCATTAAGAGCAACCATCTCTGCTTTGTTTAGTCTTTCTAAAGAAGGACGTACAAAGTTAGTGAGTAGCTTTTGATAGCGGCTTTGCTGTGCAATACCAACAACACGTTGGCCGTACAGTTCTTTGGATGTAGATAGTGCCCAATCACCCATAGCAAAGCGGGCTGCGCTATTAATATCTTCGTCAGAGTATTTGCCAATTAGTGAGTAGTCTAGTGTACGGTTTATAGGTTGTTCTACAACGTAACCAGTACGTAGCCCACGCTCAGCATCTTCAATGGCATTTAGTTCAGCAGTAACTTCTTCTAGTTGACGCTCTAGGTTTTCTAGAGATGGTCTTACATCTCGTGATTCACTAGCAATGTTTGGTGCAGATGCACGAGTCATAGTTACATCATCACGATACATTTTAATGTGATCGTTTAACATCTTAGTGATGTTCTTGTCAGCCGTAGCAACATCAATCTCACGGCCCAATAGCTGTGAAAGACGAGTGTTTAGTTCGGCTGCAATCATCTTAAAGCCTTCAACTAATTTAGCAAAGGCTTGACCTAAAATAGTTGTAGGTACTTCGTCAGTAAATGCCCACTTAGAAAACTGTTCTGCAAAGAATTCAGCATAGCTGTTGGCCCACCCATGTAGGTTTGCCTCTGCTACATCAAATCCTGCTTTATCTCCTTGAAACCATTTCTGTACAAAATCATCAAGAAGTTGTTTACCCATTGTTAAGTTGCGATATTCAATCAGCATCTCAGGCGGATATGCGTCAATTACTTTTTGGTATTTTGCTTGACCAGCGTACTTCAACCCTTTGCTTTTAAGCCAGTCATTAAAAGCATTCTGCATTGTTGCAAAATATTTACCATTAAATTCTGCATCAAACGCATGCCCGTACTCATGGGCAAAAGTCTCCATATAAAAACGGAGATTAGATGTAGGACTTACTTGAGTCCGCATAATAATAAGAGACTGTCCATTCCCAAAGTTTGAATGAGTTGCAGCCGCTGTAGGATGATTTTTATCGAATACTTTTGCAAATTCTTTAAGGTATGGTGTTTTACTTTTCTTTAAATCGCTATATTGCATAACAATAACTTTGCGATTTTGCATACCTAATGCTGGAGCAAGTTTACCTACAAACTCAGCAATAAAACCTTTTTGTGTATTTTGTGATAATGATAAGTTACCAATACGAACAAGACCTGCTTCTGCCTCAAAAATTTTAAATGCTGTATCGTATTGCTTTTGAACTTCAGGAGAAACAGCAGCAGAAGCTGATGCTCTAGGCCCGTTGTAATTATTAGCAACAAGAATGTTGCCTACATCATCTAAAGCAACATCTTCGTTTTCTTTAATATAGTTACGCACACGTTGTGCATGTGCTTTAATCTCTGCATCAGACCAACCTGTAGTTTTCTGTAGCCACTCTTTAATGACTAGATCACTCTTACTAGGCTTAGTTTTGCTACCAACTTGATAAGCTGCTTTGTCAACATCTGACTCAAATACTAGTCCTGCAGTTTTCCAACGTGGTTTGCTTAGTTCTAGTTCTTTAGGGGTTTTAATGTCTAACGCACCAACATCAACCTTCTCACCACCTGTAGGGGGTTTAGGTTTAGAGGCGCTAAGTTCTTCTAAAATAAGTGCTTCTAATTCTGTCTTACGTAGTTGTAGATCTTTCTTAACACTTTCTTCAACTAAATAGTTTGTGTTGGTAGTGTCTGCTACAACCTTCATGCCGATCTTGCCGTTAGGATCAGCTACTTTAATGTAAGCCTCTGCAGCTTCTTTGGTAAGGAATGCAGAAGCATTGTCTGGCTTGTAATATACCTTGCCAGAAATTACTAAACCATCCTCAGACAATTTAAAAGGATCTACTGAGTGTACGTTAGGATTGTTTGCTTTAGAGTAGGTGCGCTCAAGCAAGGCTAGTTCTGCTGCAGCTTCTTCAGCACGTACACCTTTGGCTGCAATAACATCTTGCAGTTCGTTAATTAGTCTATCTACGGGTTGACGGATGAGCTTTTGTAGATCATCTGCTGCAGTGGTAATAACATCTGGCAGTACTTTAGCAGCGTTAACACTGACTAGTTTACCTAGATCAATTGCAGTGGATATACCTGTTAGTTCACCAGCAACAACACCTACAGCTTGTAGGCGCATCTTATTAGCCACTTCAGAAGTAATCTTAGCACCTTCTGCTGCTACAATGGCACTCTTGCCTCCACCTGCTGCTAGTGTGCGCTCTACGTTATTAAGAGCACTAGCACCCTTAAATAAACGTGTAACTTTAAAAGCAGCACCAACACCGGCTAATACTGTGCCTACTACACCTAAACGATCTAGCCAATCAGACCAGCCATCCCAAGTTTGCTCTGCACCAGTGGCTACTTCCTGCACCATTAGAGCAGCTTGCCAATCACTGATGCTCAGACTATTACGTAAATCTTTGTATAGACTATCTAACCACTCACCTTTTTCCTCGTCTGGCTTAGACTGGAAAACAAGTTGTAGTCTTGATTTAGTTTCAGAGCGACCAGTAACACGACTAATGGCATCCTTTGCAACACCATGCCTAATAGCCACTTCATCCATAGTGGCACCTTGCTCTGCTGCTAAAGGAGTAATTTCGTAAAAAATACCTTTACCAATGTTCCATAAACTTTCACCGTCTTTAATTGCTTTTTCTAAAACAGCAGACGCAGATAGTCTTGTGGCAATACGCTCGTTTGAAACACTAATTTCTTGGGGAGTGTTGTTAAACAATACAGCGGGGTTTTTAACTGCAGCATTTTCAGTTGCTTGTTCTGCTAGTTCTTTTAATTTAGCACGAGTATCAGCTACGTTTTTAAGAGAGATTTCTCCAAGCATGCGCCCACGTTCAGTAAGCCGAGCAGCCATTTGTTGTACAATTTCAGGATCACCACGACTTGCAGCAGCTTGTGCAATTTGATAATCCAATGCATTGTTTTTAGGTGCAAGGGTACGCCATGCAGTGTCAACTGTTGAATCAAAATCAATACTACCGTCAGCAGGAGGTTGTTCCGTAGCAACAGTAACAATACCTTTTAATACAGAATAATTACCTGTAGTTGTATCTACAGGAGTTTGCGTATCTGCTTCTGTGTAAAGAGGTTGTTGTTCTTCAGGTGCGCCGTCTTGGTATAATTCCATTGTGTGTTCTCTTATAGTTTTTTAAGTGCTTTTGTTAGTTGTTGGTATCCACCCATTTCACTAAAAATAGTACCACTAATTTTTCCAACAGAACCATACACAGCAGCATTACTTATAGCTTGAGCACCTTCAACAGCGGCTGCGCCAATAGCTGTATTTTCTTTAGCAATTTGCTGCATGTAGTTTAAGTTACCTGCTAGCTGTGTACCTACACTACTAACACCACCAGCAACAGCACTACCACCCATACCGCCTGTTTGTGCAGCTACGTTAGTCATTGAGGCTTGAGCTAAACGAGCTTCACGGATTTGTTGGCGTACAGAACGAATGTTTTGTACTTCTGCTCTGCGCTGTTCAGCTTCGTATTGGCGTTGGGCAGCTTTACCTGCTTTACGTTGTTCACTAGCCTGTGACACTGACGCAGCAGTGCTTATAACGCCAAATGCAATTGTAAGTGGATCCATTCCCATTTTATTTCTCCGTTGAACAAACCATTAACAGAGCATTGTTAATCTGTTTAACAGGTTTAAAGCCAAAGATTGTTTCAAACTTAATTAACTTTTCATTGTCAGCAGGAATTAATACGTACACTTCATTGTATCCTGCTTCACGTAGTTCTTCTTTAGCAACGTGCCATACGTCTAGGCACTTCATATATACGCGCTTATTCCACTGCTTAGTAGTTGCATGTGCGTACACACGCCCCATGTGGTGCTGAAACTTTAGAACGCCATCTTCGTCGTCCCAAAACACATCAAACATTAGTTGCCCCCACAAAGGTTCCTGTCCAGCCTACAATCTTCATATCCTTACCAGATTCGGAACGATACTTAAATTGTACAGCTTTGCCTCTGCCACGCAGTTTGTTCTTACTAATAACAAGTGGATAGCCATCATCAAATGCTTGGAACGGTTCTGCTAGGAACGGACGAGGTTGTCGATAGACTTGCACTTCGTCTGCCCACTTACCAGCATTAGTGTTGTCTGTAAAGTCCCAACGACTTTGCATGTAACAACTACTTTCATTCAGAGCATTTCCTTGAGCATCAAATGCAGTCTCAGTGCGCTTCATAAACACTGTGAGGTACATGCCTGTTTTGGTACGTGATGGGCCATTACCACCCATGTTGTATCCAGTAATAAAGTAGGCATCCTGCTCAACACCTGCAGTGTTATATTTGTACCAATCTTTAAACTTAGTGGCGCTAACACGAGTGTTTAAAAAGTCACTAAATGTTAGTGAGTAGTTGTTAGCGTTAACAGGGTGTAGTGTTGCAACTTTAAATGTTTTACGAGTTCCGTTAAGAACAGGAATGTTAGCAACTACATCATTGCTACTTACATCGTTAACATCGTCGTTGCCAACATACACATCGTACACAAGAGTTGTTTCGTTGGTTTCTTTAGTGCTCTCAATAGAAACAGGAATAACACCAAGTGTGGTATCAATATCAAACCAGTACCACGCATTAAGGCGTAAGTCTAGTGCAAGTATGTTGTTCTTATTAAAACGACCTGTACTAGTATTAGGTGCAGCTACAGAAGAATACAGCCAGTACAAAATCTTATCTGTAGCATTGTAGCTACCTTCTGCATACAACTTGCTGAGCACAGGAATGTCTTGATAGAACGTTTTGATGTTCTGATCGCTGATGTTACGGCTAGAAAACTCTGCACCAGTGTTGCCGGGAGCTAGAGCGTAAATACCGCTATTTGACCAGTAAAGTAGTGTGTCTTCTACAACTACAACACTCTTGGTAGATACACAACCTACAGACGACACACGCTCAACAGAATAGCTAGCTGCAGTAAAGCCACGATCAATGCCGCTAATAAACCACACACCGTTAGTTGCAATGACCATGACACCACGGCCTAGTGGTTTTAAATCAACAATTTCTCCGCTATCTGGAATCTCAATGGTGCCGCCGTCGTCATCTTCTAAATCGCTAACCACTTCTGATGTAGGGTCATTGGATTGATAGCAATTACCTACTTTATTAATATCATCCAACACTTGACTAAAGTATACAGTGCCTAACTGTTCAGTAGTGGGCATACCAGCATACCATACACGACCAGCAAAGAATGCACACACACGAGGACGATAGGTGATCGTCGTGGTAATGCCACTGCGCTCTTGGTTAAATGCATTGAGGATAAACCTGCCTTTAGGAGCAGGTGAAGTACCGAAGTCTTGTTTGTTTAATACAGATGCAGTGAAGTCATCGTTAGTATCTTTACCAAAGATCCAACTTTTGCTGTTAGCAGGGAGTGTGCCAACTGACGATTCATACGCATTAATCTGTGTATCAGTCCAACCTTGGTTGTACAAATTATACTTGGCTTGTGTCAGTAGACCAGCGGTAGTCCACTCTGCTGCTGTTTTTTCTACGTTAACTGCATACGGACTTTGAAAACCTACGAAGTCACGAATACTAATTGTGATTGTGGCAACAGTGATTGTGTCGGTGCTGCTATTGTAAGTAATGAGTAAGGGTTCAGTGCTCTTACTAGTAACAATGAGTTTACCGTAGGTAGATGCAAAACTACAAATAGATGTACCTGCAGTGTCTGGATTACCCGGAGCAATGTATGATGCTAAGTTAACGGTAAAAGATTTTTTTGTGTTGCTAACAGTTCCTGATGCTGCACTGTAAAAGTGTAATGTGGTACCTGCTTGAAACACAAAGAAGTCTAAGTTAGAGTTGCCTCCAACACTAGACCAAGTGCCTGTAGTAAATGCCCACGTATTCTTTTGTTCAGCAGTAATGCCTAAAGCAGCAAGAGCATAGTTAGTCTCATAATCAAGACCGTTCCTACGCTCAATGCTGCCGTCAATAGTAGGTACTACGTTAACACCTTCTTTCCAAGAATTTTCAGGTGTAACGAAAAAGCCGCCTTCAGTATTGAGGCCACCTACAAAAGTAAACGCATCCTTAACTGAGGCTTGTACTGCCATGTTACATTACACCTTTCCACTTGTGCTGATTAACGTCAGGCTTCTTTTCTTCAATGCCTAATTGACGTTTAGCTCTATCGCCAGCTTCAGCAAGTTTAACCAACCGTTCTTGACGCTGCATAGCGTCCTCTTTAAGGATGGGTTTTTGTTTAGACGTTTTCAACTTCAATACCTCGTTGACGAGCAATGTCTAGAATGCGGTCTTTACGGGTGAATAGTCCTTTAAGATCATCAGGTACTTGACCACGCATAGAATAGCGTGCTTGGTATAAACCTACAGGAGTCATCTCAATAACAAGTTTATTGACGATGTTCATCTCTGCCCGCTCTTCCTTGCGCTCTTTAGCTGCTTGTTTCTTTTCAGCAGCCTTCTCCATTACTTTTTCAAACGACGTTTTATTTTCTTCCATAGGACACCTTTGTGTTATATTTAGCTTCGCCGTTCTCATTACGCCAACTTTCGTTACGCATGGTCATGCGGCCTCGGGTTGCTTTGCGCTCTTCACGAGCATTGCTTTGCTGCTTAAGATTTACGAACGCTTGACTCTTAGCTTCAGCTAGCAGCGTAGGGAAAAACTTCTCGGGAATGTTGGGGATGTAGTTGTCTACATGCGACCAAGAAGCTTGCTGTGTACCATACACAACTGCTTTTGACGACTGTAGAGTAGACTCAACACTTTGCTTGTAGCCATCAAAAATAATGTAAGTGTCATCATAGCTAGTCCAATATTGGGGATCTTGGTTAATCACATATCCGTTGCTATTAATAACACCTGCCTGTGCTACGCGCTGGCTGATGATGTTATGGAATGTTTCTGGATCAGCATACTGCACTTCCTGCTTGTTGTACTTGATCCATTTAATTTTATTGTACGTGTCAGGAATCTTCATCTTGGTAGGATTATTAGTATCCCCAAGACCATCTAAATTACCTAGTACAAATAGAAAAGGCCAGTCACGCTGGCTAATTAAATCAAAGTAAGCTTCTTTAACAAGTTCAGCTACTTGTACAGCCTCTACAGTTTCATCAATAGAGCTTACTTCGTCACTGTCCAACGCAGAAAGAATATTCTGCGTCATTGCTAATAGTGTTAGTTTTGCCATAGTTATGCAGGATCAACTAAAAGAATGCTGAAACCAGCTTCTTTAGGGATAATTGCAGTACTTGAAGAAGTACCATCGCCACCTACGTACATAGACACAACGTCGTTAGCAGCTAGCGTAGCGTAGCCCACAGCACTTACGTTAAGGGTATCTACGTTGTTAGTGGTTTTCTTAACATACACTTTGCGTGTACCTGACGTACCATTAATTGCATAGTGGAAGTTGTATGCTGCACCACTAGAAATTGCAGCAGTCTCAAATACAATCCAAAAATCTAGCTGGTATACACCAGCTTGCAATACAGTAATTTGTCCGTTTGCAGCATCCATAGTTACTGCTTGATTGCCGTTTGCAACCCACGCACTTGTTGGATTTAATTTAGCTAAAGCACTAGCCGCAGAAAGAGTTTGAGATGTGGAGCTACCACTAATGTACATGTCACCATATGCATGACCTGCTGGATATACCCAAGAACCACTACCTGCGCCATTAGCTTGATATACTTTACCACTGGCAGCAGTGGAAACTCCTTTTGGTTCGTGAAGGTTCGGATCAGTTAATGCACTATGTTGTACGGTTGCCATCTATTACTCCAAAAGGAAACGGAGAAGCCCCTTGTGGGAGCCTCCCCGTTAAACTACATTATAGGTAGCGAACTACGATGGTAGCAGTACCGGCAGTGAAAGTGCCAGTGAAAGCAACATCTAGGGTATCAGCAGAGGCATACACCTTGCCTAGACCACGGTTGGTAGCAGCGTCACCAACAGCATAAGCACCAGCAGCACGTACCGTGGCACCAGCGGTTAGGTTGGCAACAGCGCCCTGAGTAGCTGAAATCCAGCCATCAGCATCGCTACCGTCACCTAGTTGCACATCAGTACCACCAGCCCAAGCGGTACCAACTTTGAGCACTACATCTAGCACAACAGCGCCAGCGGGAATGTCAATGGTAGCACCAGAGCTTTGATAGGTGATAGCTAGATGGGCTTCTTTAACAGCACCATCAGTCTCGTACACACCAGAAACGTTACGCTCGGGGATGTTAGCGCCAAAGCCTACTACTAGGCCGTCAGCGTTAGTCCATGAAGAAGCACGGGTCATTTTCTATTTCCTTTCAATTAGATGGTGTTCTTGGTGATAACAGACACCAGACACTCAGGACGATATAGCTTTAGACCGAAACGGGCGTTCATGACATACTCATCACGACGTAGGTCTTTGTTACGCTCGTACTCTACACGGGGTAGTTGACGATAGGCACCAACGAAGGGGGTTAGATCGCCACCAACAGACATGAATAGGTTCACGGTTGGGGTAGCAGGAACAGTAACACCACCTAGGCTAGAGCCAGCAGCTTCAGCAGCAGCAGGTAGGAAGTTGGAAACATATACGTCAAAACCGAAGATGTTACGGATGAAACGCATACCAGTGACTTCGTTAACAAAACCACCCTGAACAATACCTTCGAAAGCGGGGTTGTTAGTGAAAGCCTGAGCACCCACTAGAGTGTTGAAAACATACTCTTGTGAGGGGTCGATGATAGCAACACGGGTACCGCCAGCTTGAGCCTTGTCTAGGGCGTATTTGGCCTTAGCAAAGTCAGACAGTGATAGCACAGTGTTAGTGCTGCCAGAAGCTACGAAACGATGGTCAGCACCGTTGATAGCGTTAACGTTACCAGAGGTCTGTTGGTTAGCTAGGGAGAACACAGAAGATTCTAGGTTCTCGTCTAGGGCACGACGCATCTTGGTGGGGAACATGCCGATTAGCTGCTGAGCGTAGTAGCTGTCCTGCTTAGCCTTATCGGTAATGTAGGTAGCTGACTCAACGTAACGGTCAATGGTGAAGTTGAACTCACCAGTGTCCATAGAATCATAGACAACAGGGGTTAGTTCAGCAGTTTCACGCATTGGTAGTTCACCAACGGAAGGAATGGTAAACTGGTTACCATCGGGGAAGCCATTGAGCATACGAACATAACGTGTGCCCATTAGTTGTTCTTGAAGAACATCTTTTAGTTCGGCAGACCACAGTTCTGCGCGAACAAGGTTTGCATCAACCTTTGCGAAATCTACACCAGCCATTTAATTCTCCTTATTGCCCAAAATATAGGGCGGGGTTTTGAGAAACAGTTTGCTGTAGCTTATATTGGAAATCTTGTGACCAGTAGGTTTTAGGATCTTCTTTACGAACCTTTGCTGCCCACTCTTTAGTGCCAGCAATTTTACTACGATCACCGCCAGTAGAAGCTACGGAAGTAGTATTCATTGAGCCTGTATCCATGTTGTTAGCAGGTAAAGTTACCTGACCACCAAACATGTTTACAAAATCAACAGGATCAGTTGCAGCTAGTTCCATCAGGATTTTTGCTTTCTCAGGAGTGCTTGCACGTTGTTTAAAAACCTCGGCAGCTTTCTCGCCAAACTTCTCTTTCATAAGAGAGTCTGCTTTCAGCAGGTTATCCATCTTAGACTTTGCAGCCTCACGACCCTCTAACGTCTTCTCTACAAGCTGTTGCACAACGTCAGGTGTGATACCTGCTACAGGAGGGTTGTCGTCCTCTGGTGCTACATTTTGTTTTGACATACGTTCCAAAACCTCATCAATGGTCTTGGCTGAAGCAGCTTGCTCACGTAGTTTACGATTCTCTTCTTTGAGAGTTTCGATGAACTGGTCAGCGTTTGTATATGCTTTAGCTAGATCTTCTGGGGTTTTGTATTTTTGCCCTTCACCGACAAGTGCGGTAAATAGCTGTGCATCAGTTGTCGCTGGTGCGGTATTGGTGGTTTGATTGTCGTCTTCGCCACCGAAAATTGTTGCATTGGTCATGCGTTTTAACTCCTAAAAATTGACAGCCTTAGAGTAGGCTTTTTTAAAAACGTCACTTTTTTGCTGTATCTGGCAAGAGTGACATAACGAACTCGTAGGCTTTAATCTGTCCTAAGTTGTATGCAAGTTTAGCATAATGGTTAGGACAGTCAAAATCATCCTTTTTAATACTAGTAATTTCTTCTTTTAAAGTAGTTAATGTATTATATAAAGCTTCTAATACATAACTACTGTTATTCCAAGCTTTAGTAAACTCTTCATTAGTACTATCTTTAGGTTTATTATTTAATAGTAGTTTATTCATATAATATATAGTTATTAATATACTATTATATTACATCATTTGTTGTTGCATGTCAACCCCCTCTGGAGGCATCCCTTCTTCAGGCATCTCACCTTCAGGACTAATAGTTGCTTCAGTTTGAATGTCTTCAGCCACTTGGTTCATTAGACGCTGTGTTTCAGCTTGTTCAAAGATCATGGCATTATCTTGCACAATTTTGTAGTTCTGCCAGCCTAGGTTCTCCTCTAGAGCTTTGGCAATAGCCTTACCGCTGATGTGTGCAGCCACCGTAGGAATGGCTTGTACAGCAACCATAGTTTGGTTTAGTTCTTGGATAAACCGTGCCTGTTCGCCAAAATGACGGGCACCAATAGGATAGATCTTGCCAGCAGCCATCAGATCGTCCTTGGTGACCTCAACGAAGGCTTCTGTACCATAATCCTCATCCACAGTGCGAATGCGCTCTACGCCCTCAAAATTGCGGATGGATTCAGCTAGCATGCCGTTTAGCAGAGGTTCTAGAATGTTACGCTCAAACCAGCTAACTTTGCTCTGGAAGATGCGACCAGCAGCATTCTCTAGGCTTTGTACCTCGTACTTGGTTTTCTCACCGGGAGTACGGATACCCATAGCTTGCTTAGGTGCACCAGCCAGTTCCTCCATGCGGTTCATTAGCTCGTTAATTTGCATATCTGCTTGCAAAGCAGTGGCATCTGGACGTAAAAACTCTAAACCACCCTCATCGCCCACAAACACAGTGGCACCGGGTTCGTACTCAAACTCTTCTACAGTCGAGCCTTTGACCACCATCACTGGATAGGCAATCAGGTCAAATACGTCTGCCTTAAGGTTTTCTAAGTGGTCAATGCGGTACTGCATGCCGACTAGTTGGTCTAGTGGGCCTTGTGCCCATAGGTTGTCAGTGCGTAGCCGCCAGCCACAATGGAACATGGGTTTGCTGCCTGTCCACATGGGGTTAGGTTGCTTGCGTAGAACCCACTTACGGTCAATGACGGTAACTAGTTGATTGCGTAGTAGTTGCTTGGTATCAGGATCGTAAATGTCGCCCCAGAACTCTAGCAGTTCCACCATGTCGCTATCTAGATACTCATCGGCACTACCAAACCCGTCGATAGCCATGTTGAGTTCTTTCTTGAACTCAGGATCATCACGGTAGTTTTGACGGAATGCCATTGCTTTAGCCAGCGTAGCTTTGTCGTAATTTAATGCAGGTTTGGTTTCTACATCATTCATTAAATCGCCAACGCTTTTAAGCATACGGCGTACTACAGGGGTCTTGTCAAATGTTTCTGACAGAGGGTTAAACACAATGTCAGTGGGGTTGATACGGTAGGCTTTGGGGCCAACATAACGGCTAACCACGTTACCAGTGTTGTCACTAATAACGTCGCGTACATAATCATACGTAACAACTACGTTACCAAAATCAATGTAATCGTACACTAGTTGTGAAACAAGAAGTTGAAAGTTAGATGCTTTTAGCTTCTGTTTAAGGTAGTTGGTAATAGCATAACGCTTTTTGGTTAGCTCGGGGCTTTTGTCAGTAGCTTCCCAGAAAAACCAATTCTCAGATGGAAACAGTGCAGCCATGTAGTTAGCATGCAGGTTGTCCCGAATCTGAGTTAGTTTAGGCGTTACTGTAGAGTTTTTCCACGGCAGTTTGCTGTTACTAGTTTTACGTGTATCTGTAGCAAACAAGTAGTTGCGTAGTTCTTGCTGATCACTTTTCCATACGTTACGAGCGTTATCCCAGCGTACCCACATATCGGCAATTTTATTTGCTAGGCTGTCGTCTTCAAATGACACTTGAATATTTTCGTTCATAAGTTCCTCTTAGTAGGCTACGCCACCAAATTTACTGTTAAATGCAACTACGTTAGTTCGTTTACCCCAAGACCTACTAGATACTGGAGATTTACAAATTTCTACACACGAGGCCAAAGCATCCTTTACGTCGTCATGCTCAGGGTTGTTCATAATGAGTTCTTCTTCTAGAATCTGGCAGTTACCACCTTTGTAATGCCAAATCTGGTTGTTGTTGTACCTAGGTTCTAGAATGGCTGCAATACGCTCTGTCTTGCTCATATTACGTGGGGGATTATATTCTTCCACTGTAAACACAATATTTTGACTACGCATGTAGTCTTTAAACTGTGAAACGATTAATCGCTGTGCAGCAACCACTTCACACCGTAACTTTTTAAACCGCCACTTCCTAAACACTGCTTCTGCTTTGTCGTACATTACAGAAATCTTATTGGTCTTAAACCTATCAATGTCCAATACGTAGTAGTTGTTATCCTCGTCTACACCTACAACGGCAATAACGGTAAAGTCGGAAGTGTGATTGACTGTGTACGCAAAATCCATTGCTGCATACACATGCAAAAGTTTGTCACCAAAATACCAAGCACCGCTAAAGTTTTCGATTTTATCACGGTCATAATAATTAAACCTACTACGGTCAATAAGCTGTGTTTCCACAGCGTTAGGGTTATTGTAATATTGAGCGTAGAATTGTGTAATGTCTAAGTACTTGGCTTTTTTACGAGCTAGTTCTTTAGCATCAAAACCGAATGTCTTACCATCAATGCGCCGTTGTTTAGGCCAAAGGAACTCACCATTTGTTTCTACTGTACGCTCAAACACCTCGTAAACATCTAGCTCTACTTCGTCGTCAGTTACTTCGTCAAAGTAGCTTTCTTTCATTTCCATCATATCTTTGTACAAGTCGCCGGGGTGGTAACGAGTACCTACAGCCCATTCCTTAGCGCCTGTAGATTCAATGGATGAAAGTTGTGAGTAGAATGCTCTTACTTGTTCTCGGCCTAGTTGCGTGTAGGCGTTATCAGGCACCACTACGTCATCAAGCACAGCAACCGAGCAGTGTAGCCCGGTTACGTTAGCAGTAATACCTGCTGCCTTGACGGTAGCATCACGAATGCCTTCTGCTTTACGCTTGGGATGGTCTACACTAATCTCATCCACAGCCCAGCGTTCACGCTTGCCTTCTAGTTCATTAACCATTTCAGGCCAATAGAACCGATAAATGTCTGATAGTAGAATGTCTTTAACAGCTTTAAGTTGTTTTTCTGCTAGGTTAGCTGTAGCTGAGACATACAGTACGGTGGCTTCTGGATGCTTGGTAATGTGGTGTGCCACACGATAGGCAATCATTGCTGACTTCTGGTGATCCCGTGGAAGTAGCACTAGTTGGTTATCTTTGGCATCTTGACGCTGCCACCAAGCACAAAGTTCTTCGTGCACCGCACCGAGTACACGATGGGGTGCAACAAGTTTAATAAACGTTAACAAGTCTGCTTCCGCAGCTTGTTTTACTAGTTCTTTTTCCGTCATTACCACTTAACTTTGTCAGCCCAATATGCTGCTGACATTTTACCCTTAGAGATGTTACCGGCATGCCGTGCCTTGAACGATTCACGACGCTTGCGATAGCTCTCTGACTCGCCTTCTTTCTTAGGGCTACCTGATACACCTTGTTGACCAAAACGAATGGTCTTTACTTGATCACCTTGTTTAGCAACTACTACATGTGATTTGGTAGGGTGGTTAGGAGTGCGTTTAGGTTTGTTAAAACCAGCAACACCAGCACGTTCTAGTCGAGGATCTTTAGCCATTACTTGCCCTTTTTAGCAGTCTTTGCTGCTTGTTTAAATTGTTTTGCAGTGGGAGCACCCTTACTACCGGGTTTACGCATCTTTTCACTACTACCTTCGGCAATACGTTTACGCTTGGCATGAATATTAGCATATAGACCTGCTTTCATTTCATTTTCCCAGTTTTAGTGCGTGAAAAACTTTTGTTAGCTGTTGACGAGCGTACACGTAGATTTTTCTTAGCATTGCTGCCGCCTTTGCTAAGTGGTGTTTTATGATCAACATCATTCCCATCTCCTTTAGTTACGCGACCTTCGCGTTCTAACATACGACGAGCACCGTTGCGTTTAGCACGGTCTTTCTTTACGTCGTCTTTGCCGTCATACTTTTCGTATTGTTTCTTATAATCGCGTTTTCCGTTAGTCATGTACGGCATTATTTCTTACCCCCTACAACAATACCTAAACGAGCCATATCACCTGCAATTCGACCTGCAGAAGGGGGTAGTATTTCCTCTTCCTTTTTAGGCCGTCCTACGGGCTTTTTAGCCCCTTCCTGAGCGTACCCTTTGTCTGCCAACCATTTAGCTGCTGCAGTGCCTCCGGGTTGTTTAGCGTGTGACTTCATTTGCTGAATGGCTTCTGAACGCAGTTTAACTTCTAGTTCAGAGTGCCATTTATCCACATGGGGTTTGATTACAGGATGGTTGCGTACTTCTAGCCAGTGATCCCAATCACCTAGTAGTGCCATAGCTACAGAATACTCTGAAGGATCACGGCAGTCAAGAAAAACCTCTTTCCACTCTTGTAGTGAGTAAATTGGTTTAAACTTAACATCTACCCTAGCAAACTCTTTAAAGAGTTGTAGAATTACTCGCTTCCCACTTCCGTCGAGGAATTTGGTTCGGTCAACCATTCAATGCTCCTAATCATACCCCTAGGTATTTGGTTACGGCGGGCTACAGTGCCATCTTCAATTACGCCGTTTGTAACAACAATGCCTTCAGGCCCATCGTACAGAAGAAATCCAACTTGTTTACAACACACTGGTGTATATACAAAATCCTCTTCGTGCTCTGCCCATGCTGTTACGTCTAGCTCTGTAGCGTCTTCCCACACTACATACACTAGCTTCATTTTTTCTTTGCTTTATTAGCCATGTGTTTAGCAGTGCGCTCACCACGTTCTGGTAGAGATTTACCTGCTTTGCTAAGAGCAATGGCAATGGCTTGCTTTTGAGGCTTGCCCTTCTTCATCTCAGCTTTAATGTTCTTGCTAATTGCTTTCTGTGATTTACCTTGAGCCATTGGCATATTAAATTCCTTTGTGATAAACAGTTTTACCGTTTTCTTTAACGGCACGAAGAATGTTGCACTTTAAATCTTTTTCGTCATACGAAACGTGTACCCAACCACTGTCAGGCACATCGTCAGTGTAAAACTCTAGAATGAGTTGTGTAAACTTAAAGTTGTCGCGGATGTACTCGGCTAATACTTTGTTGTCAATGCCTGAGATTTCAATATCTGCTGCCATGCCTAGGCAATGATCACTAACAGGGCTACCTCCCACAGCAGTGTTCACTGCAGGACTTCTGTATCCACTGTTAATGGTTACTGGCCCAAACTTATCGCGTAATGGTTGTAGCACATTAGCAACAAGAATTTCTAAATTAGCAACTACTTTTTCAGAAGGCGTGTTATTAATATTGCGACGAATAGCAACTTCTGATTTGCACAGTTCTGCTAAACTAAAGTTTCGTGATAGTTGTGTCATTTTGGAGATTTAGAAAGCATTTCTGTCTTGGCTTGTGAACCAGCAGAAGAACCAAAATAATAAGCAATAATACCTGTCCACGCTGTCGATAGGGAGCCTAGCATCATAAGAATAGTGGGATTGTTACCATCTACTTGACCAAACAACAACATGCTAAGAATACCAAAGAAGCCTAGAGTAATGGCACCAGCTAGTGCAGGGGGTACAATGGAACGAGTAGCTGCTTGCATTTCACGAGCAGACTTCCTATCATCAACAGCAAGAGCCTCAAAGTTGAGGCCCAATTCATTCTCTTGTTTCTTAAGCTCAATTTCGGCAATCTTAACCTGTGCAATTTGCTCAGGTGTCATCTTGTTGCTAGAGATTAAATCGTTTACCTTATCTTCTTCTACACCTACAGCTTTAGCAATGGCAGAAACAGCCAACCCTGCAAGGGGGCCACCTAACGCAGTTGCAATTGTCGGTGCAATTTGTTTTAACCAATCCATGCGTTATCCCCGTGCGTTAATAATTGAAACAATGAATACTAGTAACGAAATTGCCACTGTGCCTATAGTTACAAACACTGTAATACCTATAGCCCAATCTACACGTTTTTTAGCTATTTGTTTACGTTTACGCTCTAGCTCTCGTGCTTCACGTTCCTTTGCTTGACGAATCTTGCTACGCTCAAGAAGGAGTTGTTCCCACAAACCAGCCTGTCCATAACCGTAAATTAACAGGTGTTTTAGTTCTTCTTCGGACTGCCGTAGCGTTTCGGCATGCATAACTATCTCTAAAGCCTTACTAGTATCAGACTGACCCTTCTTACCTAAGTCATTAGCAGCTTTTTGCACTACATCTTTAGCATCAAAGAATTTACCAAACTCCCCGATGATGTTGGATATATCTTTGCCTAAAGCTTGTGCTTTTTTAATTGTAGCTACAGCCGTTTGTGCTGCTGCAAATGCGGTAGCTGCGGCTGTAATTGGATCCATTATGGCTTATAGTTAGACCAGAAAGCACTGAAAGCTGCAACAAGTGCAGCAATCCATAAAATAGGCTTAGCAACTTTAGCAAGAAACTCTAGTGCAGCAAACGCACCTCGTGCAGCATTAAATGCATCCACAACATCTTGTGTACGCTGGTTAATGGAGTCTACTTTATGCTCAACTGCAATAAGTCGTGCGTAGATTTCTGCGTGAGATACGTCTTCTGTTTGTGTCATAGTTTGTTTTATTTGTAATTCTTAAAACTAAAGAACTGCCAATGCAGATTCTTTTTTAGTAACGTCCGCATAGCCTGTATAGATTAGGCAGTCCGGGTTGAACCGTTTGATTAAGGCTTCATGCTTTGGCCCCGCCGTGTGCCCTTTCCAACGTGCGCCGATAGTGGACATCTCAATACCTTCAGACCAGTGTTGCGCCGAGAACAAAACAAACCCGGCGTGCTCTGCACGCTTTCGAATATCGCCTCCATGAGCCACGCCGTTGCGCTGCACCAGCCCCGCTAAATTTGTTTCGGGCCCAACAGACGTAACCATAGAGGCAGGAAATTCAATGTTCTCAACGCCGGGGTGCTCGTGATGCGGTATTACAGGGTTCGGGTGAATCAGGTAGATTTCGAACTGGAAACGCCCGTAACGAAATAGGCAGCTTGAAGTGGCATCATCAGTTACAAACACTTCTGCGTCCGCAGGACGAAGTCGCGGCATCCCGCTGGCAAAGTACCAGCAAGCAAACTCCTCAACATCTTTGAACTGCGGGATGTTCATAACTAAGCCTGAACAACCAACGACGAGAGCAAGTCGTACAACTCACGCGACTTAGGCACCATCGCAGGATCCAAAATATCGCCGGTCGGCTCACGAAGTGCATGGATGCAATACGCCACTGTGTTGTCAGTGACGGCAGTGAGTTCGTGCTGCAACTCGGCCTTAATGAAGATCATGTGCGGAGCTGTAAACTCGGTTTCCTCATCATTGATCCGCACCTTTAGTTTGCCCTTGGCAAGCAAAGTCATGTGATCGAAGCTGTGCTTGTGTCCCATCTCAACATCACCTGCGGTGGCAAAGTGCATTTGGCGCACAAACAGATTAGAAATGCAGCCGATCTGTACGTTAGGTTGTGACATTCTTGTGCCTTACTCAAAAACAGTGTGGTTAATTCCCCCTGATGCTGGGGTCGGAAATATCGGCGCAAAAGCCGTGTCACTTGCCTCTTGTATAGCCGGGGCGGGAGAAGCCACTACACCTGTAGTGCCAACTTGCGGAACTGCAACAGGGCGCTGTAACTCTTGCCAGTAGGCAACCGGCGCAAACTGTGCAATGACTGTTTCAAGCGCCTCATCCTCAAAGGGAAGCCGGGTTCCAATATGCATTGTTGGATGACTTTCTGCCGTGTAGACGACCTCCATGCAACGTGCAGCTTGATCAACTGAAATAATTTTGTAAGTATAAATAATGCTCATGTAATTGCTCCAAGACGTGTTCCTGTTACTGCCCAAGTAATATTACTATTGCCGCTGACAGCAGCGCCAGCAGCACCACCACCACCGCCGCTATATGTCTTACCGGCGGCTCCGCTGGCACCACTTGAACCTAAAGAACCTCCTGTGCCTCCATTGCCACCGCGAATGTTGCCATCGACGTTACCGCCAGCGCCGCCAGCACCGCCAGTAGTCAAACCACCTGTGCTTCCGTTTGCGCCACTAGCGCCACTTTCGGTTGCTCCAGAACCAGCGGAACCAAAACCAGC